AATATTATAAAGAACTGCTCTTTTGGAACATTCACTACAGTTTGGTTCCTTGTGAGGGATCAGCTCCAACTAATCCCCCACTCAGTATAAACCCTGTGCAACATTATTCCGACATTCCTCTTAGGAGTTGCACTATACTTAGGAATTTTCATACGATTTCTTAGATTGTTTTCTTATACAATTAGGATAAGCCATCATCCAATCATGTACCCACCAGCATTTGCCATTATTACTAGCTAATTTGGCAGCTTTCTTATGCCTGTTAGTATCAGACATATTACAGAACTCATCTGCAAAGACTAAATACTTCTTTTCTCTATCTATGAATCGTCTTTTCTTCTTCACTATCTTAGACCATTACCGCCTCTCCTACGCTTCTTGTTGCCTTTGCCACCACGCCTTCTTGCCTCTATTTTCGTAGTATCTGGAGGTGTAGCGTGCATTTCTGTTGCATTAAGTAGTACGGAAAGTACGATAAGTTTAATCATTTTAATCCTCTAACATAGTCTTTTTGTACAAGTCGCACACCAGGTATGCTTGCACCATTTTTGAGTTCATCAAGAACTCTCTTCTTATCCAGCCTGGTTTCTGTTACTTCAATGAAGTATTCTCGTGGTATTACACCTTCTTCTATAACATCTACTGCACCAGCAGACTTACTTATCTTTATTGGATTGAACTCAGTATGTTCAGGAAGCTCACCTATTGTTTGATGAGCGCCAATGACAAGCCCTTTAATACGCTCTTGAGCATTTTTCAATGTCTTCGTGTATTTCTTGAGCTTGTCAATTTGCTCCTTAAACAGTTCAATCTGTCCTTCTACATTACGATAGAACCAGTAGATTCCATCTTCCTTCTTATGTAGTTCAACATAAAGCTCGTCAACCCTTTGCATTACGTCTTCTTCGTTTATTGAGATGTCATGCGGGGCTAATGCGATGTCGCTTACTATATCAACTAGTGACCTGTTCATATGCTCCTTTATCTTCGCCAGTTATTTTAACACCATTAACCCATACCCTGGTATCTAACACTTCTCGTTCTCTATTTGCTTCAGATTTTATATGAAGTTGAGAGATAAGACCATCAGATCCTTTGCTTGGGTTAATACTTATTACTTTATTTGCATTGTATGCAATCCTGAAGGATCCTTTAGCTGATGCTAAGTTCATTCCCTCATTAAATGCAGACTTTGTTATTTCACTAACAGCAAATACTATTAGGTTTTGTTGTACTGCTAGCTCCATAAGAGCTTGTGATGCCTCTTCTACCTTCATATTATTATCCTGTTTCTTAGATCTTAGTAGACCCATATGATCAATGATAACAATTTCTGGTATAGTAGGCAGCATAGCAAGTCTTCTTTGTATTTCAAACGGATAGCAGGCTGAATAATCCATAGTCAACCAATCAAATCCTTCAGAAATACCATTACGCATTGCTCTATAATGTTCTTTCAACTGTTCTTCACTCCAACCTTTCTCTATTTGAACAAACCTAGACCACATTTGTCTTGGAGACATCTCCATCTCCATAAAATATGTAGGCTTTTTGAAGTAATTTACCCAGTTCTGCAGCAACATTGTCTTCATTGCTTTAGGTGGGGCTTGTATAATTACAACTTCTCCTGGATAAATAGGGAAATTCTGTCCATATGGTTCACCAAGATTGATTCCCTTCAAGTCTTTTGTATAGAAATCAATTAATGTCTTCTCCATATCATCAGCTTTCATCATAAGATTGCCAGCTTTTGCTTTGTACAAACGACATGTGTCTTTGCAATGCTTGTCCATAAGGACATCATGACAACCATATCTATATCCTTTTCCACCATGACCAGAGTAACAGTTTTCTATAATGGAATCCATTTCTTTAACTGCAAAGGGATTCTTTTCATTAGATACTCTCTGTCTCCAGTTTTCCATTACAGCCCTTACAACTACTTCTGGATATACCCAGCGCAGATGAGCTGTAACACGTAATGCAGCAGCATGTCTATTGCCTTTATCTGCACCATCAATCATTGTTTGGATACAAGGATAATTGATAGGATCTGGCTTTCTGCCTAGCTTAGTAGCATCAACAAAGGCTTTTTCTTCAGTTTTAGTTTCTGTGAATACATCAAATACAGGTTCGCATTCAGGTAGTTCTGGTTGAAATGTAGAGGAGGTCTTTGCCTGCTCAAGTATATCATTAATATCGTTATAGATACTACCAGGTTTAATACATATCTTCCACTTTCCAGACTTACTGTTTCTTGTATTGTTTAATCTTATAATTCTTGTTTTGTCCGTTACTGTATGATCTGCATATTCAAAGATACCCGCATGTGTCAAGGCTTGTTTTACCTTAATATGGAGGTTCTTATCAGGTTTCCATCTAAATGCTGTCGAAGGTATTCCTACGTGAAATCCAGTACCAGAAAAATATACATTAAATGGTATTAGAAGATCTTGCAGTAATACTAGTAAACCTATAGTCTTTTGTTGCGCATTTTTAGGATCAGTCCCATCTACATCAAGAAGAAACTCATCAGGCATATATATTAAACCATCATATCCTGCAAGTTTCTTGTGTTCTTGAAAGTATTCACGAATATGTTCATCATAATCATATAAGCTTATAAATGTATCTTTTGGCACATTTTGCCAATCAGATACTTTAGATTCTTCAATGAAATGATGCCTATTCCATGTAGATAAGGCCATTTCCTTTATCATGAAACACCACCAGTCTTCTTCTTTGTCACCATATCTAATGGATTTGGAAGAAAATCTTGTATATCTTTCATCATATATTCAAAGTATGCAGATAGTACTGATGCATTACGATGTAATAGTTCATTAGCGTCCTTGTATAGCTCTTTTTGCTCTCTATCTAAACCTCCAGTAGAGAACATCTGCTGTTCATATTGCCCCATAAAATCTCTTAGGAGGCTTAGTGCCTTTCCAAATTCTAACTCTTTCATGTGGTCTCCCTTACGTTGTTAATCAACCTTCTTATATCTTCTGCTCTACTATGTCTTTTTTCCCATTTTTCTCCTCTAAGGAGAGGATGTAGTTCTTGTAACTTGCGTCTACATCTTGATATTGACTCGTAGCTAGGAAGTTCATGATTAGATAGCATATGAAGTATATCCTTACCATCATAATCTTCTAAGTTACCTATGTATGTACTCCATATATTTGCCATTAGCTTTTCATCATTGTCTCTTAATTGAGGGTACCTGGTTAAAAACTTCTCTACTTCATCTATTACTGAAAATAACTTTTCCATATTGACTCCTTAAAATACAAAGGAGGAGCAGTATAGCCCGTGGCAATGCCGATGGCTAATACATAGACTCCTCCAGTGTATGTTTATTGTTCTTCTCTGCTAATTAGAAGGGTAGTTCTGCAGTCTCCTCAGTAGTTGCTGTCGCAACAGTAGTACCATTTGTAGATAAAGTACCCTTACCATAGTTTTCAAACTGTTCCATGGCTCGTGTTTTTAATCTACTAACGGCATCTGCGTCAAACGATTCAGCTACATTTTCAAAGACTGTAGGTGCAGGTGTGCTATACGGACGAGAAAACATTTTTTCCTCTCCAGATATAGTCACTGCCTCTTTGTAGAAAAGAATATTAATATGCTTTCCTACTAAGGCCTCTGCGCTATCATCTAATGCTAGGCGTTTTTTCCCACCTTCCTCTAATACTTCACCAATGCCAGCATTTGCAAAACGAAAAAGTCTTGCTATACGCCATTCTTCATTGGTCTTTTCATTGTGTTTTGCCCAAGTACGCATATTAAAATTATCAGGATATCCTTCAAATGTAATATCTAATACAGGGGTATCATTAGCTTTGCCATATTTAGCACCAGATATGACAAGTTCATGCCATCCAGGGCTGTAATCGGCATTACCTTCAAACAATGTTACTGTTCTCATGCTGTTACCTCACTAGTTTCGGTTTCAGTTATTGCTCCATTCGTGTGTTCTTGCACAACTTCCTTTGTTGAAAGAGCAGATTCAACATTAGGTATTAACGTACGTAGTGCAAATGTTTTACCACTTCCTGGACTACCTATAACAAGAATCTTGCAACCTTCAAAGCTTTTAGCTTTTGCAGCCTCAATTGGCAGTTGATAATCTTGTGGCATAATCCTAGGAAGAAGTTGAGTTCTATCTTTGGCATGGTCATACTTTTCAGTACGACTTGTAACCCAGCAATATTCAGTTTCACCTGTAGGCAATAACCTAGCTGTAGTATAGAACACAAAATCAAACCATTTTGCGATGTCTTCTTTACTAGAGCCATCAATATATGGTATTAATTTATTCTGTCCATCATCCATGGTTTGTACTTTAGCATGACAATTACATACTACTATGCCAGGTATTCTTGATATATAGTCAAGTAAACCATCTATTCTATGCTTTAATACTCCCCAGTCCTGCAATTTCATTACACCAGTCTTTTTATTAACTAAACTTCTCTGAAATTTTTTAGATAATTCAGAAAATGTATCAATAACTAAAGCGTCAGCTTCAACGCCATCCCTTAATTGAATACTATTAGTTTCTTCCTTAACCTCTACAGGACCAATTTTCTTTGTTACCATAGAAGTTGAGTGAGTATAGAGACTTGTAATGACTTTCATAAATGCATCCCAAGAAATGGGTGCCAACATATGGTGTCCAAACAGTTTTTTAAGTAACTGTGGGCCACCAAGAGTTTGACTTCCATGTTCTAAATCGAAGTACAATACTTTCATTATTTCTCCTTGTGAGTTGTGGTTAATTGTGACTCCTGTCACACAGTAAATTTACGAACATTCATTGTTTTTGACAAGGTAAAAAGATGCGGAAGTGGAATGGATACATTAATCAATCAAATAGGAGATTAAATGTTGGGATCCTCACGGTATTCCCCCACTTCCACAAATTTATATTTTGTCAAGCATCATTGTTGGAAAATTGAAACTAAAATTACCATTAAATGGTTGCTTTGTTGCATATTTCCGTACTGAATTTGCTATGAAACTACCACTCATATAGGAACAATAAGTAGTTGCTTTCATATTACAAGGTTCTGATGCCATTTCTGCATTACTGTACCAAGTTTCTTGATACTTCTTCACTGTAGGCTTTTCGAATAGGTATTGCTGGTAATGTTCAGCACCCATTCGTCCATCTATAATAAGCTTAGGGCATTGTTTTGTCTTACAGAGTATTTCTACAGCCTCTAATCTTGCATCCATATTATC